GTTATGTAAGCCGCCGCGAGATTTGAAACCATTGAACGCGAGATTTGAAACCACGTTAAATGTTTTTTTATTAATCCCATGGAGAGGAAAATACACCGCGGTTTGTTGCAGTACTTGACAGATCAAGCACATCGTTTACCCCGCCGACGAAGCCTTTGATTGTGGCTGACTTTCCCGGCCAGCCTTTGACAGTTTTTGCCCCGGTATCAGGCAATCCGGACAAATCCAGCGTGCCGGTCATAGCCCCCTGGAGATAAACCTCAGCACCGGCCCGCAGGTTGTAGCCGGTATAAACATAGTCAGCCCAGGCGTTGTAGGGGAGCGCTCTGGTGCCATTGCCGCCGTCTGCAGAGGCCGCATTGAAATAGAGTCCGTCAGGATGCTCGTAGGCCCCGATATCCGGGATGGTGAGCACACTGGTACCAGCGATGTCTACGGCAGGCGTGGCCTGGTCGTGGATGCCGGCGATGAGGGCACCGGTGTTGATGGCTGGAGAAATAGGCAGCAAAGTAGAGCTGATCGCGTCAGAAAATCTAGGATCGGCATATTTACTATTAGGCTCTGCCGTAGCCTGGACTGTCCAACTGGTAGTGGACACGCCGCCGTTGACGGATGCCATGGCGGCCCCTGTCGGATCTACCGCGTCCCAATACAGATTATAATCAAGGGTAAGAGTTGTCCCCAGTAGTGCAGCCTGTGTCGTTGACAACCATAACTCAGGGCCGTAGGAGTCTGCCACTATGGTGTTTTTGACCGTCCAACTTGTGCCGGTAGTTGAGTTAACCGCTGAATTATTCAGCCACAGACCTCCCCTATCTGGCAGTTCAGCACTACCATTCCAGCGGCCGGTTGAATTGTAAATCCAACCGCTCGATGTACCGGTATAGGCAAAACCTGTGTTTAGGTTATGCTCTGCATAACAGTATGCCAGCAGAATGTTGTAATCGGTCGCGTGACCGGTAAAACCATCGCCAGACCCCGCATCTGATGCAGATCCGTTATTTTGCGAGGTGGCGAAAAAATACGAAATATCATGTGTTGTATCAGTTGAAAAGCCATCAGAGGTGTTTCCGTCAGCAATTGGGTAATACAAATCGATGTCGTATGACCCGGTATCGATTCGCGCTCCACTTCCCACATTATTCGCAGTAGACAGATGGTGCGCAGAGAATCCAGAGGCATTATTGCTCCAAAAACCAGTACCGGCATTATTGTGTGTGTCGATATATGCCAGATATCCATCGGTTAATGCCGAGCTGGCTAAATAAAAACCGGGATCTGCTAGTGTTCCTGACGTCTCGACATGCTGAATATCAGGGGTGCCTGACATACCGGATAAATATACTCCGTAACTACCAGTATTGACGGTCGTCAACCCGTCAATAACAGGACTGACAAAGGCGAGTCCGACAAAACCCTTGGCCGCACCGTCACTAATTGTCAAATTATTAATCAACGGAGCCTGATAAGTTGTTCCCGTGCCACCCATATATACCGAGTCAAGCGTATAACCTGACACGATAACGTTCTGCAGCTCCAACGCTGTGTACGTCTCAGAGGTTCCTGTAGTGTAAAATCCACGACTAGGCCCCCCGTCCATCACCATATCCACCAGTCGTATTCCTGGCACGGACCCAGAGGCATAAAATGATCCAGATGTGCCATTGCGGAGAATAAATCGCTGCCAGGTAATCCACCCGTTGCCGTCAATCGCATACCGGACCGCTGAGTTATACCCATCCCCGTCAATGATACAAGTGTCACCAGCCCGGCATTGAAAATATAACCGGCTGGTGGCATCAACTCCAGCATCGTTACTACCTACGATGACTGTTTCCGCCAGGGTAATCGATCCACCAGGGGTAGACGCTCTGACCTCAACAATATCACCACCGTTGAGATCGTTGACCATCATACCGGTTAGTGTGGTGGCATTACACCCGGACGGGCAGACTGTATAAGTGGCAGCCCACCCACAAACAGGCATGGCGACTTGCACCCATATTAGCAACACCGCAATCAAAAATCGTTTCATCTTCATATCATCCCAACCTCAATATTTCCGTTCAATCCCCCACTCACCAGCCCGCCAGCCAGGAAACCATACCGGTAATAGGCCCCGGTGATCTCAGTCAGCGGCCGCACCAGCAGCAAATCATCGCTGGAAAACTCTCCGGCTAGAACCGCGTCGCTACCATCGCTCTCTTTGGCCCGCTGCACAGTCACTGTGCCTGACCAGTCTCCGCCCAAAGTGAGCACGTAGCTGCCGGATGGAGTCCACACCCAAGGGGTCATGGTATTGTCCGCGGCGATGGTGCGCGGCTCATGGGCATAGGGGGTGTCCGCGGTGCGGACTACGCCGGGGAGGCTGTCCAGCAGCTCTTGGGTTTGGAAGCCGGTGGCGCCGGCGGAAAACTTCCCGGCCTTGGTCTGGTATGTTGTATTGCTGGTGTTGCTATAGGTTGGCATTTTATCCTCCTTTATTAATGATATAAACTAGCAATTAATCTGCTTCGTACTCCGGCATCACCAGGCCGGGCTGCCCACCTGCTGAGGCTGTGACGTAAAATATGACGGGGCATTCGGGAATTGTAACCATGTAGGATGGGTAAGGATTTACGGTGTGCAGCAGTTCCCTGAGTTCAGATCGCCATTCCGCCATGGCAATTCTAAGCGGTTCAGCCAGCGGCGAGTCAAGTAACTGCGTCCAATCTGAGTCTGCCAACAGTCTCTGAAGTTCTGCAACCAGCAGATCCCAGTCATAAAATGTATTTCCTTTGATAGTAACCGGTGACATATTACACCTCCGTTGCGGTTATGGTGAAAGTTTTATCCAGGTATAAGCCGCCACTTGAAACGGTCACGACATAGACCCCTGTCGTGTCCACCCTGAAAACAAACAGTCCCCCGGTCATCACCCAGTACAGTCCGGATGCCGGGTAGATTCCAGGCCCAGTGACCGTAACCGTGGATGGGTTGGGGAGCCCGGACAGGGCAAATGTGTCCGTGCTGTCGGCCAGCATGGTATATGGTTCCGACTCGGCAGTAGTCGCCGGGTTCTCGACATAGAGTGCATCGGGAAACCGGGTGTCAACCGCCAGATAATCCGCCTGATATTGATCCAGGGCAGCCTGATCTCCGGATGCCAGGGCTGCATAATACTCGGCCACCGGGGGATAGGCCCATCCCCGCAGGGCGGCATAGTTTGTAACCCGCCATTCGGCCACGGTTTCGGTGGCTTCAAAATCAGTGAGGTGCTGTTGGATTACAGCATCCAGGGCCGTGTCATCATCGCCGGCCTGAACAGCGGCAGCGACGTCAGTAATTAATATTGGCATGGTTTTAATCCTCCGAATAGGCCAGGTAATTCACATCACCGGTAGCCAGGATGGAACCGGCGGCGATGTTGTACGTTACCTTGACGTTAGACAAGGTTGCCTCGGTGTAGGTGCCTATCCAGTTTGAACTGGCATACAGGGACACCACAACTTTGAAAGACACGTTGTGGGTTCCAGCGACCACACTTAAAGTTCTTCCCAGGGGCAGAAGTTTGGTGATGGGGCCGGGGTACGAAGTATACCAATCATTGTACCCAACAGAGGCGCTGTAAACGAGATACTCGACAGTATCGCAGTACGCGTAGACGTGGACAGTTGCTGATTGCGCAGGATTACCGCTGAGTTCTGTCACCCAGTTCAGCGTGCAACTGAATGCCACGGACACCACATTTGTCGGTGTGGCCAGCGTGGTGGTCACTTCAGTATCAGTCACCGTTTCTCCGTAGACGCCGTCTACATGAGCGAATTCATTTGCCCACGTCAGGTAACCTATCCCCGCACTGGTATTCAACCTGGCATAAATCTTCGTTTGCCATACCCCAGTGGATACCTGTGTCGGTGTGTCCACCGAAAAGTCCATTCGCTGGTCAACTGTGGCATAGGCAGCTTTATAAACAGGCATCCCCCTCATGCTGGGGAAAATCTGCGGCGCTGTCCGCCAATAGCCGGGAACAGTGAAGGGAACCCCGTTCTTGGCTGACCCCATCTGCACGTGCTTGACGGACTTGTAGGGAAAATAATTTCCCAGCCCATCGGCAAAATAAAACGTCAGCCCCCCGCTGGTGAAGTGGCCGTAATCCCCTGTCGAGGCGTTACGTGTGGTTAACCCACCTGTAGTGGTGTCAATGCCTGCGTCCACTGCCACCTGGGGGGAGTAGGAGGTCAGTACGTTGGCCACTTCGGCCAGGCAGGCATAGTAATCGTCCACATAATTCCGCAACTGGGTGTCCGGGGAAATAGCCGTGGCAACAGTCGGAGCACTCCATACCAGCAGGGTAGTACTGAGGTAGCCGTAGAGAGTATTTCTGCTGGTCTGTAGGGCGACCACAGCAGCGTCGGCCGACAGCCCGTAAGTATCGGCCTGGACCATGACTGCGTCGAAGTTGCTGGCAATGCCCGGCCACTGCACCCGCCACTGCGTCTTTTCCTGGGCGCTCAGCCACCCGTCCGCGCTCATATTGTCCACGGCGGTCTTGGCAGCCGCCGCACTGCTGGCAACCGTTGCGGCAAGAGTACCCGCAACGTAGGCCGTATCATTGGCGGTGTGGGTGGCAGTCACATCGGCGCCGTCTTCAGGTTTGCCGGCCCCACTTACTGAGGACCAAACTGCGGTCAGCGCCGCTGCGTCGGCCAAGATCTTTGCAGCGGCGTTGATTTTGTTCAGCAGCGCCTGCCTGGTAACGTCAACGTCGTTGAACTTGCCCCAAAAGGTTGTACCCACCACTGTGGTATTGTCGGTCAACACTGACCACAACACAGGCGCGGTCAAGGTTGCTAAGTAGGTGGTCAAGGCTGTCACTGCCGTATCGTAGGTGGTCTTCTCCGTGGTGATTCCGTAAGCGGTCGCCTGGGCATCGATTCCAGCCTGCTCCGCCACAATCACGTCGCGCCGGGAGATAATACCGGGCTTCTCCAGGGGAGTCAGAACGTTATCGGAAGCGGCATCCGTGGCGAACTGACTGGTCGCCGTCACATCCGCGCCGGCCACTGCCGCCCAGGTGCTGTCGGCGGCTTCCACCATGCCGTTGGTGTAGGCCATGACCACGTCATCGAAAGCAATGGCCGCGTTGGCTCGTTTGTACCCGAGGGCTCTGGTGACGTTGCCGCCATCCGTGGCCACCAGCTCGATGTGCATCCGGTAGGCCTCGGCCGGGGCCGTGACGGTGTGGGTGAGCGTGGTCCACACCGAATAGTATCCCCGCGCACCATCCGCGATATACCACTGGTGTGTGGCCGTTTTGCTGTACTGCTCGGCCAAAGCGATGGCGATTTCTTCTCCAGTGATCTTGTAAAAGGTCACCTTGACATACGCGTCATCTTCACCGACGAAAGTCTGCTCTCCCTCTGTGTAAACCCCGTCCCACCCGATCGTAGTGGCTGAAGTTATCCGGACCCGGCACGAAACCGAAACAACCCCGTCCGTCTGGGACAGAGAAAACCGTTTACCGATGGCCCACCAGCCGACGTCGTAGCCAAGCTGTGAGGAAGCAATCGCCCCGTAGGACATATGCCCCTGCGTCGTTGTGGCGTCGATCTTGGAGAGATAGCAGAGATTGCTGCCGGGTACTGTGGCGTTGCCGTCCATGGTCCACCCCACCGGAGAGCCGTAGAGGCCGATCGTGCCGTTTTCAAACCCGTAATTGCCGCCGCTTGTGGAGTCGAGAGCCACATTCTCCCCGGTCGTATCGGCCACCACTTGCCAGTGAGCAATACTGTAGGCCGCGCCGGCGGCTTTGGCCGTGATGCAGCGCCAGAGACCAACCACAGCCCCCCGGTCCCACAGGTCGCCGATGTCGTAAGCGTCGGCGGTTACCGGGGTGACGACGAAGACCCGGCGCTTGATATTGGCGATGCTCACCAGGGTTGACGCGGCGGTACCGTCGATGGTCCCGGTCACGTTGCCGGCAAACGCCACTGTTGAGGAGGGTTGGTAAGGATTCTCGCCGGCCGCGGCTGGCTGGACGACCACAGACTGGATAAGCCCAGCGGCGTTGATGTCCGGATCGACTTTTCGATAAGCCCGCACCCCGAAAGTGTAATAGAGCTGCGGAGCCACCCCGAATAGAATAAACGCCCGCTTGTTGGCCGGTACGATATAGGCCGTTTCCGAAGCCGGCGTGGTGCCGAAGGTATAGGCCGTGGCGGCGGCAGATTGATACGTGTAAACGATGAACCCATCGATATCGCCCTCAGCCCCGGCCCACAGCCATTCAAACGAAATATCCGCCGAAGCGTTCGACTGCAGGGTGTGATCCAGCGCCGCCCCGGTCGCCACGATCGTCGGCACCACCACCGCAGTGGAATCTCTGTCATTACTGGCGTTGAAATTGGTCGCTGCTGTAGCGACCGTTGCGGCGGCCACGCCGTTTACGAAAGTTCCGGCCGGAGCCCCTACTGTAGAAGCGATAACCCAGTCGCTAACCGTATAGGCTCCAGTTGCCCGCCCGGTGGAGCAGCGCCAGATTTCTGAAGCAGTCTTGATCCAAAGGTCCCCGGCGTCATAAGGGGTGAAGGGCTCCACCACAAACACCCGGCGCTTGCCATCGGCCAGGTCGTAGGCGTCCTGGGCCAAGGCGAGAGCCGCGGCGGTAGCACTGTCAGTTTCCTGCCACACGTAGCCGGTCCCGTCGATGTAAAAATACCTGTAGGCAGTGCCGACGCCCGTCGTCATGTCGAAATACAGGTCGCCCAGGTGGGTGTCGCGTGTGTCCGGAGAGAGCCAGGCCGACTCAGGCAATACTGTCGGCCCGGGTGTGCCTTCGTAAAACCACGTCTCCACTGCCCCATCTATCTGGGCCTGCAGATCCGCAATGGCAGTGGCGTACGTCGTCGCGTCAACAAAACTAGCCGCGACCCACGTCTCCAGTCCGGAATCCAGCTTCGTCCACTCAGCGCTGTTGATATCCGCCAGTGACGTGGGCTGATTGTTGATATCCCCGTCCCAAGTGGCGCCGGCAGTAGATCCGTCCGCCACGTTTAAGGCAGTACGCACCGTGCTGGGGTTGGTAACCTCCGTGATAGTGATGGCGCCGTAGAACCGGCCGAAATTTGTCGGGTCATAAGAAAAGCCCGGGGAGGTGGTGCCGCCGCCGCTGCCGCCCAGGTGGAACTCGCCATTGTCCAAGTCAAACTTGACACCGGCCGAGGCAGAGTAAACTTCGCTCTGCAGATAACCGGATACGATAGACCCGAGGTTGGCGCTGATGGCGGAGAGATTGTCGGCAACAACCTGCTCCGCAATAACCTCCCGCACGAAGACCAGTTCATAAATCGTGGTGGTGAAGGACCCCACCATGTAAAGGCGGCAGTTGCAGGCGGTAACCCGCTGCGGGAGCCTCACCACATTCAGCCCAGCGGCCAATTGCAGGTAATTTGTCTCGGCTTCGGCCTGGGAGGCCGCGGCAACGGCGTCGCCGGCCATGGTCAGGGTGTGGTCTGCTTCAGCCCCGAACCAGCTCCAGGTAACTCCATCAGCGGTGGTGGCGAAATAAACCCGGGCATTGGCGTCAGCAGTATGGATGATGACTTTGTCGATATAGTTGACAATCGCGAACCCATAGTCAATGAACTTTGTCGTCTCGGCCAGAGTGTAGCTGACCCCGTCTGTCGAGATATTCCGGTCATAAAGCTTGGCCAGCGTCGCGGCCAGATTCTCATCTGAATCAGTCATGTCGATGGATTCGGACAGCTCAATGTCAACATCCACGCCGGCCAGAATAACGGGGGTGCCGTTGGCCACATTGGAGGCAGTGCCGGCGCCGAACGCATCGACCGGCACAATCTTCACTTTATAGTTCGTCCCCACCACCAGGTCGGTTTCCGTGTACCCGATCGCTTCGGAGGACAACTCCTGTATGAGGGTGGTGGGGTTGGAGCTGGTGTCGAGATAAAGCCGCAGAGATGTGAGGTCTGTGTCAGAGCTGCTCCAGGACGCCCAGCTTATCTTCACTCCCTTAAACACCGCAGCCACCGTCGGCGTAAACCAGGCCATGGTCGGCGCCGGATTCGACACCGTCAGCACGGCCGGCGTGGTGGAAAGCTGGCCCAGGTTGCCGAGCTGGTAGACCCTGATGGTAAATGCCCTGGCCGCGCCGCCGTCTGCCGTGTTTTTTCCGAACGAATACTCATATTCCGGGGTCACCGGATACTCGGTGCGCACCAGGGCGGCGTCCTTTAATACCTCAATTACATAGCTTTTAAACCACGGATCAGTGCCGCCCGGTCCGGCGATATCGGACAGCGCCGCCGGGTCCCAGGCGAATTTCGCCGTGCCGCCGGTAAAGGTGATGGCCGTGTCGCCGTCCACCAACCGCAGGCCCGTAACATCCGGCATGGTGGCCTGGCCGATCTCCAGATCCGCCTCTGCCCAGAGGCTGGAGCCGCCGGTGCGGGTAATGGATCGCACCTGAAAGTAATGGTGACCGGCCTGAACGTCCCGTTTTTCCGCCAGAAAACCGCTGTCCGGAGTCATGGCGGTCCACTGGTCATCATCCACCCTATACCGTACCTGATAGGCGTTGACCCGGTCATCGGCCGCTGCCTCCCAGACGAAGACCAGCATGTTCTGCAGCCGGCCGTCGGCATAATAGGCCTTGAGCAGCAGTTGCGGATTATTGGGCGGCAGCACCGGGCCGCTGCTCTGCGGCCTGGCATAGTCCGGCGTGTCGAGGTGAATGCCCAGCTCGATGCGGGCGTATTTGGTCGGATCGTGCTCCGCGGCCAGGATCTGATACGTGGCCGCATCCACTTCGCTTTTGTGCAGCACCCGCCATAGCCGGGGGGCGATATCCGTGCCGGTGACCACCCACACGGCATTGGGCGCCGGCACATCTGACAGGGCAGAGGCCAGCGACAGCGCCGATGTCTCGCCCGGCAGGTTGGCGACAGCTTTCTGCTCGGCGGTGCCGTCCGGCAGCATCACCGTGGCGGTATAGGTTTCATTGTCGGCCAGGGTAACCGGGGCGTCGAGGAGGATGGTTTTCTCCGGGTCCAGCAGGGTATAGTCGGTGCCGGCAACGTTATAAAGCCCGACATGGCCGATTACGGCCCCGCCGGTGGTGATTACTGAGTTTGAGGCTAAATCAGGACCGATTGCCGGGTACAGGGCGCAACGGACAATAGTATTGCTGCCATCCACGGTGCCGGCCATCCGCACCCGCCACCAGCCGGCATCATTATAAACCTTGACCAGACCTTTTACCGCGCCGCCCACGGCCTGGCTGTTATAGTCCCCGGTATCGGTGCGCAGCTTGACGTCGAAATAGCTGGTCGTACCGCCATTACCGAAAACCCGCAGCAGGATGACCCGGTCCGAGATCGCATCCTGTTCGATATACGTATCCCACAGTACGACCTGACCGGCGACATATGGCACGCCGTCAATGGCCACCCGCTCAGACACCGTGGCGCTGTCGTCGGTGATCAGGTAGCCGGCAACGCCATTGGGCGCCGTGGTGCCGGAGAGTTCCCGCAGCGCGGTCAGTGTGCCCCAATCTCCCACGGAGCCGGCCAACTCATCCCCCAGCACATCCGCGTTAAACCCGTCCCGCAGCCGGCCGCCCATGCGGACATTGGCCACCCACGGATCGGCCACGGCCACGATCATGCCGGGCAGCACAAAGGCATGGTCCAGACCGGCCCGGTAGGCCACCATTTCCTTCTCGGCTTCTACCGTGTCGGTGATCCACTTGCCGATCCGGTGCGCCTGGCCGCGGCTCTTGCAGCCGAAGGCAACCATATCCTTTTCAATGTAGCCGTATTTGCGCACAGCGGCCCGGTTAACCACCGGTTCGATCGTCGGCTTGCCGCCGTTGGCCGGGTCATTCCAGGTGACATAGGCCACAGTGCAGCGCGACTTTGCCCCGGTGCCCTCATAGGAGAACAGCCCTCCCACCACATTGGCCGGAGTGGCCAGGATCTGCGGATCCGCCGGCGCATCCTGGAAGGCTGACACCGACCCGCTCGACCAGAGCGGCATGCCGGAGAAAACAGAAGCCATGGTATTAATCAGGCTATAGGCCTCGTGCCTGGTATTGATCACGCAGTTAAACGTAAAGCGCGGCTCCATGCCGCCGAAGCCGTCCGGCACCAGAACGTCGCAATACTGGGCGATCGGGTAGAGCGCCCATTTGTCCGGCGCGGCAATCCCGAGGCCGTAATCGTCATGCTCCAGCATGTCGTAAAAACACCAGGCCGGGTTATCGGTCCAGGCCATTTGCCAGGTGCCGTCCCACAGGCCGGTATATTCCCTGGTCTGCGGGTTGTAATTGGCCGGCACCTTGATGATGCGGCCATACGGATCATAGGAGCGCTTGGGGATCTTGCCGCCGAAGAGGCTGGAATCAATGGAGCCGCCGATGATATGCGAGTCCGGATAGATCAGCCGATGGTCGAGAATCTCGGTATAGGAGGCCCAGGCCAGGCCGTTGCTCAACTTTGTGGTGGTGGAGTCTTCCGTCAGCCTGGTGACGCGGATATCCCATGGCGCCTGCCCGGCCGGCAGACTGAGCCGGTAATCCACCTCATAGGTGGACATGAATTTGTCGCGGATTGTCTTGACCACGGAGCTGTGACCGACAACCTCCAGCATGAACTGCAGAGTCGCTCCCTTCAGGTCGCCGTTGTCAAACTGCTGATACAACGCCGGCATGGAGAGATGCACCCGCACCGCATCCAGATCCGGGTTGATGATAGTCCTGGTGACCGGCGTGTCGTGGGTGACATTGACTCCGACCATGATGGTGGACTCCACCGCCGGAAAGCCCGGCAGCGGGCTCTGGTCCGGCAGGCCGGTCCGCTCCGCCCAGGTGACACCCTCAAAATTCCATGTGCCGTCATCAGCCTGCAGCTGTACATCGTCAAAATAAATTGACTTGGCGCCATTGACCAGGCCGCCATTGGGGCCATGGCCCAGCAGATCTATAACGCGGAAAACCGACTTAGAGCGGGCCGTGTTCGGCGACTCGACCGGCACATAGGGCGGATCCGGCTCGTCTGATTTCGCGCCTCGCAGCCATGGCGTCCTGGTCATACGGCTACATCCTCCACGGTGATGGAGGCGGCGATGACGTTGGAGCCGACCCGACCCGGCCGACCGTAAATGACCGGCACCGGTCCGCCCTGGCTGCTGATGTTCTCCGCCCCCTGGAAAACGAAAGAGGCGCGCGGATCCGCCGCATCCCTGGTGCCGCCGGAGCCGGACAGCTGCATGGTAGGAGACATCATTGCATTTATGCCGCTCAGCGCCAGGGCCGCACCGAAAGCTGCAAAGGATGCCATGGAAACGCCCATGAAGGCGGTGGCGGACATGGACCCGGCGGCAATCCCCTCGAACAGGCCGTACGCGGCGCCGGCTGACGCCCCGGCGCTGAACACCGCGGCGACGATGATGACCACGCCCAAAACGACGGCAAACATCCCGTTTTTTGATCCGGCCAGGGCCGGCATGATGTGCAGGTCACGATCTCCCAGGCCGAAGGCGAGCAGATCGGCGCCGAATGATTCGCCAGTCTCGATATCCTTCCCTTTGATCAGGTGGTATTCCCCCTGGGCGATGGCCTGGAAAAAGCGGCCGGGAAAATTGGCCTCCAGGGCGCGCACCGCCTCGGCGGCGGAAACGACTTCCAGTTGAAACGCCGGCCCGAATTGCTCGGCCAGTTGGCCGTACAGGTGGATAGTCCTCATCCCGCATACCTCATGGCGATGGTGAAAAAACGCTGCCAGCGCGCCAGCGGCTCGCGAACGCTGAGACGGCCATACAGATGGTGCAGGATCAGGCCGTTGCCGAGATACAGCGCCGCGTGGTTGTACACGGGCGCCTTAATTCTGGCCAGCAGTACGTCGCCGCGACCAGCCTCCTGCAGCTCGATCTTAACAAAGCCGGCCGCCAGGAAATTGGACATATAGATATCGTCACCCTTCTCCCACCACTTGTCGCGGCGCGGCAGATTAAGCAATTTCACTTTTTTTACCAGCCGGTACCAGTCACGGATGACGCTGTAGCAGTCCGTCACCCCGTGCCGGAAAACCCGGCCGCGCAGCCGGGGAATCGGGCACTGGTCACCGAACCAGAAAGGCTGCCTGCCGTACGGCAGGATGCACCATGGCAGGGCGGAGGCCATCTGATGCGCCATGTCGTCGTGCGAAGGATGGTCCGTGCCGTCCGGGTGGCTGTGGATCACGGCCTGCACGGCCCCGCGCCGCAACGCCCCGGCGTAGGCCTGCGGCGAGATGCGGAAGTCATGCTCCGGATTCGCGGCCACGTTCCGGCGCGGCACGTATATCCCGTTGATCACCAAACCGCAGGATTCGCGCGGGTGTTCCGCCCTGGCGTGGGCCATGGCATCGATGGTTACCTTAGTTTCGAACATCAGCCACTCCCGGGAAGCCGCGGAACGGCAAGGGCCGCTTGCCGTAGCGCAGCACGCAATCTGACAAAAGATGACCACAGGCATCCGCCGCCTGGGCGCACGCCTCACCCTGATCGTTGAAATAGACCGGATCCTCATAGGGACAGTTGGCGTTACTGTAATCAAAGCTTACCGTGTCAGAATTCCAGATCCGGTAGCGGTAATCGCAGATGGTTTTCATCACTACCCGGCCCGGCAGCTTTTTGCCCTGCTGGTCCATGCGGGCGGCAAGCTGCCACTCCAGCTCGATGCCGAGCTGCTTGGTCTTGCGCTCGACAGTGAAAATATCCAGCGGAAAATGGGCGGCCGGATCCGCCTCCGGCTCGCCGTCCAGATACCGGCGAAAGGTGACGGTGCGGGTGAATTCGGCGCCCACCAGGTCGTTATACTGCCGCACCATGGCCCGGAAGAGGCCGAGGCTGTCCGCCAGCCGCACGGTGGGCGTCGGCAGCTTGCCGCCGGCCGCCACCTCGAAGCCTGCCGCCTCCACCGGCATGGGCGCATAAATATTGCCCTGCCAGACCAGGGCCGCCTGCTCCTTGACCGACGAGCAGAACCGGTGCACCGAGCCGCCAAGCACGGCGGCATCGAGCGTAAACAGCTCGACCCGGTCCCCAGGGTCTGGCCGTTGAATATCGGCGCGGATGCTCATAAATCAAACTCCTCGACAAAACTGGCGCTGATGCTCCACAACTCGCCCTCGCCGGGCACGGGCAGCCACTCCGCACAGGTGTACTGGCGCGGCACGGTCTCGCCGATCGGCGTCCAGTAGAAGGCCTCGGCCCCGGCCTTGGCCTTCAGGAATGCCACGACGGTGTCCTTTTCCGCGGCCGTGATGTCTTTCACCACAAAATTCCAGCTCTCCTGGATCGGATTGAGGCCGTCGCCGACCCGCTGGGTGTAGCCGTCGCCGAACACGCTGCGCAGCACCCGCGGTTTGACCGGCTGCGGCGTGGAGCCGTAATGGGCTTGGATGGCAGGGAACGTGTCCATCAGTAAACCCCCTGCTGGTTCAAAATGCCGCCGGGCCGCATTTCTCCCTGGAGAAAGGCGCGCATCTGGTTCTGCAGCATGCGGCCGGCCTCGGCCGCCATGCGCTCGGAGCCGGCTGCCTCATCCCGGTTGGCGCCGGCCGGCATATTGATCTGGAAGGAATTATTAAAGACGATATTATTGCCGCCTGCCGCCTGCTGGCCCGGCGTGGTGACGGTGACGGTTTCGTCGGGCGAGGCTCGGAATGCAACCAGCTGGCTATCCGTGCCGCCGGCGCCACCCACCGTAAATGATCCGCCGTCGGCAAAGCCCCACAGCGCTGATGCCGCGGCAATGCCGGTATTAATCCAACCGCTTGACCCTCCCGCGCTATCCAGCATCGGCTCGATCATTCTTTTCTGGATCAACATCTGGGTCAGCATTTTGCCGAATGACTTGGCAATATCGCCGAAGGTGGCATCTGATTCCCACAACAGATCCGTCAGGGTGGCGGAGAAGCCGGCAGCCCAGCCGGTAACGGCGTCCTTCATGTCCTCGCCGAATGTTTTCTTGCCCTTGTCGGCCAGGGTGTCGAGGTCCTCGGTCATGCGCACGGTGAGATTCTCATGCAGCGAGGCGGCCACTTCCTTGGAGATATCGCCGGCCGCGGCCAGCTGGTTCACCTGCTCATTCAAGGCGGCATAGGCCTGGTGCACGTCGTGCACGGCCCGTTCCTGTTCAGGCAGGGCGGCGCGGGTCACATCCAGCAGCGATTTTTCCGCCTCCTGGGCCGCCTCGCCCAGCAGGACAAACTCCTCATCGGCCTGCTTGGCCCGCTCTTCCCGCAGCCGCCACAGCTCATCGATACGCTTCTTTTCTTCATCGAACCACGCCTCTGAGGCGTCCGACTGGTCGCCGTACCACTGGTCCATGTTGAACATGGATTCGAGGATTTTTTTGTTTTCCTCGGCGTTTTTCTTGAGCTGTTCATCGGCGCTGAGCGCTGGAGCTGGCGGCGGGGCCATCACCGGGGCGACGGCCTTGCCCCCATTCTGTTGTCCCTTTTTTTTTGCCTGGAAATATTCAGCCAGCCCGGCGTCGACGTCCGTCATAAATGCCGACAAGTCCATACCCTGGCTGGCGAGTGCGCCGCTTCTTTCGAATGCTTGTTCAGCGGCCAATTTTGCCTGGCGCGCGCCGGAAAAATCAAATGACCAAGCTTTCCAGTTGGCGGCGGCAACATTAGTGACCACCTTGCCGGCCTCGATCATGGCCTCTATCCACAGCCTGGTCCTTTCCGTCAACGCATTGACTACAACCAGAATCATCCCCCAGCCGTCGGCGATACTGACCACCACGTCGCCGACAAAACCCAAGATCGGGCCAAAGCCGGCAACCAGATTATACACCGCGCTTACGGTATTCTTGGTATCCACCCAGGCCACTCTGATGCCGACCTGTACGGTCTGCGCCAGCTCTGTCAGATTGCCGTGCTGGTCCATGAAGGCCCGGTTGGTGGCCGTGGCCATGCTAAGAATATCCTGGTAGACGGGCTGCATGCCGCCGCGCAACACTCTGGTATGAATCGTCTCCATGGTGGATCCGATCGCAGTCCAGGTGGCGGCAATCAGGTCTGTCGAAGTGCCGAAACCGGCGAGCAGTCCCCCGACGTTTTCAATTAACGTCCCTTCCTCTTTCCATTGCCGCAGATGTTTTTCCAGTTCCGGATCAATCGCCTGCAACAGCTTCGGAAGACGGTCCGTCATGCGGATCTGCCCCTCCAGCAAGGCATTTGTTTCCTGCCGTAGCTGAATATCCTGGTTCTGGCCGGCAGTGATCATTTTCAGCACATTGACGATATTCAGCATGCCATCCACCTGTCGCTTGTTGTTCACGTCAAGCACCGTGCCGTACATCATCATGGTCTCCGCTACCACTTTGAGATCCTTACCGGTAGCAATGGTCTGCGCGTCCATGATCTCCAGCACCGGAATCAGCTCTTTGGCATAGGTATTGGCCTCGATAAATGCTCCGGCCAGATCACCGCTTGCCCCCTTAGCGGAAAACGTGGTCATGAACGCGGTCATGGAGGCGACAGACAGATTAAAGTCTTCGACTGCGTTAAAGCCGGCCATCACTTCATCCCTGAGACTGCGCAGAACGGCCCGCGCAGCATCGAGAGCCAGTTGCGCGCCGCCGAAGCCAGCGGCCAGGGAAAGGACATTGCGGTTCAGCAAACCTACGCTTTCTTTTGCTTTCCGGCTGCTGTCATTGATCCGGTCAAACGCCTTCTCGCCCTTGTCGCCGATGGTCGTCAGGGTCACCGACCCGTCATCCCGGACCTTGACCCGTATGTTGATATCGCGATCGCTCATTTTTTCTTTTTTGTTTTCCCAATTTCCGCGAGATACATCTTTGCCAGGCTGTCCACCCGGGCCCATACCGCCGTCTTGTCGGCGATCCGCATATCGTCCATCACCCGCCAGACGAAATTGCCGTCCAGGGCGTAGGCCCCGGCAAAACCGGTCAACCACTGGCTGCGGCAGACCCTGAAAATCTCAATCGCCAGACTGTTTTCCGGCAGCACCCGGTCCGGAGGCTGGACATGGGAGCGGCAGCCGGT